CGCAGGCGATCAGGCTACTTGCCGACCAGCTTCGCCAGAAGCGTTGACCTTTGCCCGTCGCCGATGGCATGGGGACCCCGGCTGCGGGTATAGCTCAATGGTAGAGCGGTAGCCTTCCAAGCTCTCAGAAATGGCGGAAATCTGCGACGCGCGCTGTAAAACGTCCCGGAAAGCGCGTGTTTTCTTTCAATAGCTTAGCGCGCCGGTGTAAAAGCGTCTGGCCACTCGACCGGGCTCGCTAACCGTGCCCGCATGCATCATCTGGCCGCTCCTTTCCCTTGGAGCGCGCAATGCAATCTGTCACTTTTATGTTGACAAAATCCAAGCCTGTCACTTATAAGCGTCACATGAAGACGACGCAGACCCTCGAATTTTCCGAATGGCTCAGCAGCCTGAAGGATCAGAAGGCCAAGCGCGCGATCACGATCCGCATTGCCCGCGTTGAAGCCGGTTTGATGGGCGACGTTCGCTCGGTCGGTGACAGGGTGAGCGAACTTCGGATCGACTACGGTCCCGGCTATCGTGTCTATTTCACCATCCGGGGTCAGGAATTGATGATCCTGCTGTGGGTAGGCACGAAGCGGACGCAAAGCAGGGATATTGAAAGGGCGAAGAAGATGGCCGCCGACCTCGAATGAGGCGGCGGCAACCGGAACCGACCCAATGCGAGGCGGATCTCCGGATGAAACGAAAAGGAAATGACGGTGCCTACCACCACCAAGCTAATCGACTACGATAGCGCTGAGCATTTCGCAGATGCCGAAGCTCAGGCCGACTTGCTAAGAGACGCGATCGAGCAGCGCGACCCTGCCTATCTTGCCCACGCGATCGGAATCGTCGCGCGCGCGCACGGCATGACCGATTTACAAAAGGCCACCGGCATGAAGCGGCAGGCGCTCTATCGGGCATTCTCAAAGGAGGGTAACCCGACGCTCGCAACCGTCATGAAGGCGCTCGACGCGCTTGGGCTGGAAATCAAAATCGAGAAAAAGGCGGCGTGACCCGCGAGAGCTGATCGGACAGTCGCCCTTGACGAAATGAGAACAAACGTTGAACAAACGGCCCTCTTCAGGAGGTGCCCGTGTCCGAGTCGTCGCCCATCGTCTTTCCCGGCCGGGACTTCGATCCCGCCAATCCGGAGCATGTGGATGCGTTCCTGCGCGCTATCCCCGCACCTGATAGTCCAGCCCTATCGATGATGGGTGGCCTGCCGACCTTGCTCGATTGCCTTCGTGTCGAACTGGCGGGCGCGCTGCGTCGGGGGCGGACGCCGATCAAGCTGCTGGTGCATGGCGATTGTGTGCCGGCGCTGATGGCGAACGCCAGGGATGAGGGCGAGTTGGACGCGAGCGCGTCGCCCAGCCGCATCCTCGACCTGCCGGTGATGATGAGCATGCGACTGATTTCGATCGGGGAAGGCGCACGGATCGTCTGCGAAGGAGACGATCTGCACCAGAAGATCACGGCACTGCCGCGTTGAGGCATGGCGAAAAATCCGCCACCTGGGCCGCCGCCCTGGGCGAGCGACATAAGGTCCATGCTCCGCGCCTATTCTGAAAGCACGCGGTGCAGCGTCCGCGTGCGCTGTCTCAAATGCCGAGAGGCGCGCGATCTGGTATATCGCGATCTGGAGCGCATCGCCGACGCGAAGGGCCTGGCGTTCAGCCTCTGGAACAAGCGTACGCGCTGCAAACTGACCAGTCGCTGCGACGGCTGGAACGTGTTCGGCTATTGCGAAGGGCTGTGGGTTTATCATCTCTATAATGAGGCGCAGACCGACCGCTGGGATGAGATGGACCGGCGTCATGAAGAACACGACCGGCTCCTGCTGGCCAAGCTGCTACGCGACGGGAAAAACGATCGCGAGCGGAAGAAGGCCGCGACGCGGCATTGAGTGGCGACGATCGGGCGCGCAAGGCTGGACTCGCTCCAAAACCGCCGTACTACAGTCCTGTCCCAAGCCGAGGGAAAGAATGCGCACAGCTTTTCTGATTCCGCTGAGCTTTATCGGAACCGCAGCGACCGCTGCACCGACGTATCTCGCCTGTTCGGTGACCGACAGCAGCAAGACCTTTGCGGTCGAGGTCACGGCGGATGAGAGCCAACAACGCGCGACGGTTGTCCTGCCGGACACAGGCCGCGTGGTGACACGCAAGGCACTGTTCGCGCCTGATCGGGTCGAAATCCTGGACGATGAGAGCACATGGGTGATCGACAGGATCACGCTCGACTTTCACCGGATTGTCGTGATCGGCGATGATCGTTCGGACAATCCCGGAAAATGCGCGCTCAAGGCAGCGCCGGCAAAACGAGCGTTCTAGGCCGCTATGCGATCATCCAGCCACGGCCATGGTCGTTGAGGATGGGCGACCGCTGATATTTGCCGCTGCCCAATTTCAGCCGCAGCCCGCACAAGGTTTCCGCGATGTAGCGGGCCGCATCAAGCGGCTGATCGTCCGGCACGGGCCATAGAACCTCTATGATTTCGTCGCGCGACACGATCTGTCCCCGGCGCAACAGCAGTAGCGACAGCAGCTCCGTTTCATGCGGCGACAGGTCCAGCCGAACCCAGCACTGGCGTCGCCTGTATTGCGCCCAGGTCATGCGGATCGGAAAGCCCAGCATAGGATCTAGGGTGTCGCGCTGTTGGGCCAGGCGTCGCGGTAACGGTCGCGATCGGCACGGCACCGTGCCAGCTTAAGATCGCCCGCGCGGATCGCGCGTTCGGCATCCGCGCTGTTAAGGCTGTGATCCGCTTGGGTCTGAATAGGGGATGGTTGGCAGGGGTCCGGGATGGCCGACGCCGGAACCTTCGGGGGCGGCGGCAGGAAAGAGGGTGGCGCGATCGGCTTCGATGCCGAACACGCGGTCAGAAGGCAGGCAAGCAGCCATGCCGGCGGCAGTCTGCGCATATGCGGTCACCTTGTCGTTGGCTGCGAGCGCGAGCGCCGAGAGGCGCTCCAGCTCGCTCATGTTCGCACCTTGGGCGGCAATCACGCGGTCGCGCCCGTCGAGCCCTATTTGCGCGGCCTTGGCATCCGCCGCGCGGATCGCCGGGATCTCGGCGACCTGGGCATCGGCCTTGCCCGCAGCATATCGCGCATCGCCATAGGCGATGACGATACGATCGCAGACAAGGCCGGCGGTCCCGACGATCGCGAGGATCGCCAGGACCGCCAGCAGCTTGCCCCACATGTCAGGCGATCGGTTTGTGCGTCAGCAGGCGCAGCACGACGTTGGCCACGCCAACAAGCGCCATGATCGACGTGACCACGGTTTCCTGATCGAGGCCGGGCGGCGTGAGCTTGAAGGCAGCGAGCAGCGCGAACAGGGTGGCGACAATATTCACCCAAACGGTGCGCGACTGCCACCAGGTCTTGGTGTCATTCATGCGATTTCTCCATGCAAAATGGCCCGCGCCGCCGACCGTCGGCAGCGGGCGAAAAGGCTTCAGTGCTGGTCGGGAAAGTTAGGCGTGCAGACCGGGAATGCCGCGCTGGCCGTGACCGCCCGGAATCGTCAGAACCTGTCGTCGATTGGTGCCGGCTGGATTGTGGGAAACATGTACCCACCCCGAATGCGGATCGCCTTCGTGGTAGCCTTCAAGAATGAGCTGGTCGTACGGCAGATCGCTGTCGCGGATCGCGCACGCCAGCTCGTACCGCGAGCCCCCGTCATGGATGTCGGAGGCCATGCCCAGCGGGTGCTGCCCATGGTCCGAGCTGCCGACCAGGCGATTGACCAGCAGGCAGCGATATCCGCTTGTCTGAAAGATCGGCCGCGCGCGCATCACCCGCAACGGCTCAAGGATCACAAGGCAAAGCGCCCGCGCGCATGCCAGCTCCGCCGGACCCATGATATTCGGAATGTTGTGGTCGATCGCGGTTGAGCTGTGCTCAAACGAAACCCGGCTGAAATGCGGGCTCAGCATTTCGATGGCGGCGGCGTCGCTCATAGGAACCTCTTTCCTTTCAAGTGGTTTGAAGATCCGACCGGCAAGCATCCCCCCGCTCCCGGTCCACCATTGGAGCCCCGCCGCGCCTATTCTGGCCGGCGGGGCTCTTTCGGCATCGCCTCGGCCGCCTCCTGCCGCTGAATGCGGCGGAACAGTGCCACCAGGCGCAATTCGGCATGCCTTGCCTCGCGATGCGCCTCGGCGCTGTCAGGCCTCGGCATCGGTCTTTGCGGGAGGACTCCGCCGCTCTTTGAGACGCGCCACCACCTCGGCGGCCTTGTCGGGCGCAATCTCGATCGCGAGCAGCAACGCTTCGAAATCGCCCCGCACATTCGCAAGCTGCTGACGCAGCACTTGCAGCTTTGTGTCGCAAAGCTCCCGTTCGGCAGATTGCGCCTGTTCGAGCCGGTCGATCCGCGCCTGGAGCTTTTCGACCAGCCCCATGGCAACCTCGTCGGTCTGCTTGCGCTGGCCCTTCCAATATTCGAGCAGAGGGCGGACGCCGGCGCCGATCCCACCGCCGCCCACGGCGCTGCCGACGAACGGAATCCAGCCTGGAATTTGTGCGAGCAGGCTCATTCCCCGGCCGCTCGGCCGGAGGTCTCCAAAGCATACATGTGAGTGATCCCCCCGGATCGAGTAAGGTCCGCGTTAAATGGGCGGGCTGGTCCAGCTGGGCTGAGCAGCCCGCCCATTTTAGTTCGTGCGCCCTAAAGGCGCCGCGTCAGGCTCAGGACGAAGGCGGCACAGCATCCTTTCGGCGCAGCGCGACAGATATCAGGTCAATCGAGCCGGAGGCGGCGACGGACGGCATAAACTCGATATTGATTTGCGCATTCATCGACGTGCCGGTGCTGCCAAATGTCACGCTGGTCGAACTATTTGCGAAATAGTGCAGCCCGTTCAGCGTTCCGATCTGGCTGGAGGGCGAGGTACAAGCGCCCCAAAGCGAGTTTATGAATGATCCGCTCACGACGTTCGGCGCCGGATAGATATAGCACAGGCCGACCAAAGCATTGAAGTTGACCAAAAACTCCTGCGCCGCCGTTGCGCCCCCCGTGAACGCGATGCTGGTCGATGTATGCAGCAGCTTCAGATTCTGTGCGGTCGCCGGCGTGCCGGAGAAGACCATGCGGACGCATTGGGACCCGCTTCCGAGCTGATAGCTGTCTAGGGCGCTGCAGGTAACGGTCGAAAACGCGACGGAGAGCGAGCCGTCGAGCGTCCCTGAGAGCGTCCAGCCGTTCGGCGGCGTGCCAGTGACGGTGCCGGTTCCGCTCTTGGTCGTTGAGTCCGTCCCGCCGAGCGCCGTGAAACGGCCAACGCTTCCGATGAGATTGGCCCGCGTGGCAATCGAAGAATAGGTTTCAGGCCGCAGCGTTTGGATCTTCCGAGCCGGGTACAGGCGACTGAGAATCGCGGGGTCCCATGCGCTGGCTTCGCGGAAATATCCGTAAGCCGTGATATGCAAATCATCGGTCGAGGTTGAGAAGGCTGCCGTCGCCCCGGTCGGATAGCCGAGAAGGTCAACATTGGTCGTCGGATCGAGCAGCCACGCGGTGGCGTCCATATAGAACACGTTGGGGACTTGGCCGGCGAAATCCTCGAAAAGACGATTGAGCGAGTTGATCTGACTGGCGTTCCCCGATCCGCGCGGATCGACGTTCCAAAGGAACAAATAGCGCGCGCCCGCCGCCTGATAGTTGGTCCAGGCCTTGCGGATATTGCTCAAGATCTGGTCGTTCGTGATGCCCGTGCACCCGCTCGCGCCGCTGACATCGTTCGTGCCGGTCTTGAGCGAAATATCAACGGTGTTGCCCGCCGCGACCGCCGCAGCGACGGCACTATAGGCGGTCGCCATACGCGTCGCATTGGTGAGCTGATTGGCGTTGGTGCACGTTCCCGTGCCACCGATATTGAGTGTAGCGCCAATCTGAACCTGCACGGGATAGCGCGCCAGCGCCCACTGCAACGCAAATAGCGGCTCGGCACCTTTGCTGTCTCCGTCAAAGACGATGACGGAATTCGCGGTGGCCGCCGGCGGCGCGCTGACCGAAGCCGACGACGGCATGATAACCGGGGGCACGGCATGGGCAGAAACCGCCAGCAAGGCGCCCAAAATGGAGAAGAGCTTTTTCATTTCCCTCGCCTTACTTGAGGTTGGAATAGGTGCAGGTCGCGGTCGTACCGGCCGTGTTGACCGTCGTGACCGCGATCGGCAGAACCGAGACGCCGGTAGCGCTGATCGCCCAAGTGCCGGTCGATCCATCCGCATAGGTGACGCTGACATTCCCAACGGCCGTGCAGACAGCCTTGAGGCTGCGCGCGGTGGCGTAGGCCGTGCCGACCGTCATCGGAATTTCGCCCTGATAGGCGGCGTTGTTGGGATCGACCGCCATTTCATGGGCGGTGGTGGAGACGTTCGAGGCGACCGAGATTGATCCGGTGCCCGTCGTCGAAACGCGCAGCCTGATGCCGCGCCGACCTGCCGCAGGGACCCGGTACTGCCCATCCGTCGTCAACGTGTTGAAAAGCGCGCCCGAGCCCGCGCTGACAGAATGGACCGTCGTCCATGTCGTACCGTCAGCCGTCCCCTCGATCGTCAACGTCGCTGCGGAGGCGGTAAGCCCGGAAACCGCAAAAGCGACCGTCCCGGCGCTATTACCCAATGTGACGTTATAAACGGCGTTGGCAGTGCCGGAAGCGATCGAGCCCGAGGTGAGCGCATCGGGGTGCGGCGCGCCCGTATTGGTAACGATCGTCGAAAGCAACGCGTTGGCACTCGCCTGATTTGCGGCTGTCGCGGCGGCGGCCGTGTTCGTCACGATCGTGGCCAGCGAGCTATTCGCGTTCGCCTGATTTTGCGCCGTGGCTGGATCGATGGTGGCGTTGCTCGTGTTCTTAAGCTGGACGCACGTAGTTTCGGTCGTACTCACTAGTGTGGAGCAAGCATTCCGGGTAACGCCCGCTGCGTCTTTGACCGCTATGTCAGCATAGACCGGCCCGAAAGCACAGCTCGATACGAGCAGGGCGGCGATAAGAAGCTTCTTCATTTTCGTGTCCCCTTAAAGAATGATGGCGAAATATTGGCTGTTGCGGGCGTCGCCGTGGTCGAGCGAGGGCGTGTAGGAGCCGGCCGTCGCGGTGATCGAGAGCGTGCCCGAAACCGATACGGTGATGCCTGCTGCCGTCGCCGAGCAGGTTGTGACCGGGTTATAGGTGCCGACCGTCGTCGGCGTGCTGGTGGTGGTGACCGCGCCGGTCGAGCTGGACTGCGCGAAATAGGTCGTCGGCGCTATCGACCATGAGCAGCCCGAAAGGCCGCTTACGATCGGGGTCATCACTGCAGTGCCCGACGCCGCGGCGGCAATCACCGATCCGGTCAGATTGCTCAGCGAGGGCGTACCGGCGGCCGAGCCCCTGGGCTGAATGTTCGCGGGAAACGCGAGGGCGGGCGCCGCCGCCAGCAGCGCCAACGCAAGCGCGAGGCGCCGCATCAGCGCTCGCTCCAATAGCTGCAGACAGCCGTGGTGCCGCTGGTCGCGATTTGCACGCCAGCCTCCGGCCAATAGCTCGTGCCGACGCTCGCCGCGACCGTGACCGTCGATCCGTCCTTATGGACAATCACGACGTTGCCCGCCGTAGTGCAGGTCGTCACAACGACCCGGCCTGGAGTGGCGAGGGCAGCGGCGCCTACCGTCAGCAGCGTGGCGCTGCTGAACGGCGTGTCGGCCATCTGCGGAGCGAAGCCACCGGGCGCCTTGACCGGCACATCCTCCGCGAGCGCCGGCGAGAGAGCGAGCGCCACCGCGCCCGCAAACAGCAGGATCTTCTTCATGGTCTGTCCTTCCAGGTTGACGAGGGCGCGCCGAATGGCGCCCGCTAAGGCGTCAGCTCGTGCGCGTTACGGAGACGGTGATGGGGTTCGAAAAGACGATGGTGCCGAGGCTATCCTCGGCTTTGCAGCGCACGGTCACCGACACGCTGTCACCGACATTCAGGTAATTCTCGTTTAGCCCCCACCCCATCGTCATCGTTTGCAATGTCTCAATCGTCGTTCCGGCTTGGCCGTACAGAGCACGGGTAGTGTTGCAGACGTACCCGGCTCCAGAGTTCGCCGTGATATCGTACGACAGGTGAGAATAGGCGCCGCTGCCGCCACTGGCGGACAAATCGAATTCAGCCCCGAACGTAGCAAACGCGTCGCCGTCGTAGTTTGAGACATTGAAATGCGCGTTGGCCGTGCTGCCGTTGAAAATTATCCCGGCGATCAGAGGGGGAAGCGGCGCTAGATTGGCTGCCGCGACGCTGCATAGCGCCCCAGTCATCAGGTCAGGTCCCCGCCGCCGAACCAGAGGTCGGCCAGACTGCCCGCCAGCTGGACGTGGCCGCCGCCATATGCCTTGATCGTGCGCACGCCCACGTTGGTGGTGCCCTTTTGCCGAAGGGTCGCGCCCGCTGCCGGCGAAAGGCTCTTCGTCGCGCCACCAACCTCCTGGAACACAATGATATCGCCGCCCGTGAATTGCGATCCGGCCGCGAGGGTCGAGTTGCGCGGAAGAATGAGGGAGCCCCCGGCCGCTATCTCCAGGCAGAAGCCGACATCATCGATGGTCACCGTGTAGGCCGTGTTGATCAGCTTCGTCGGCAAGCCTCGGAAGCCCAACGCCCGATCAACGCCGCCCGCCTTGTCCTTCACCGTCGATCCGGCAGCCAGGTTGCGCGGCGTAGAGTCCGACAGAACGGCGGCGCTCAGGCTCACCGTCCACGTGGCGAATGTCCCGGCTCCATTGGTCCGCTGCACGCTCACCACCATGTTGCCGGTGATCGCGTCGTAGGATTTGATCGTGCCGATCATGTATTTGAGAACATCGGCGTCGTAGGCGATCGTGACCCACTGCCCTTTTACAAAGGCCTTGGCGGTCTGGACCACCAGCGCCTGGTCGCCGAAGCCGATCGTCAGCGGGCTGGCGCTCGTGGCACTGGTCCCAGGGGCGTTGACCGCGCTCGCGGCGGAGGCCGCTGCCTGCGCAGCCAGGTCATTCAGATCCTGCGCCTGTAGGTTCTGCTCGACCTGGTAATTGACCAGCGCATCCGCAAAGGAGTCCGCGTCTTCGGAAAAATCGTCCCTGCCCTCCCCGCGCTGGGGCGCAGGGGGAAGCGGCGTCGTCAAAGTGACCATGTTAATCCCCGATTAGACCAGACCTTCCACATCAAGGCTGCAGTTGCTGATTCCGGTCAGCAGCTTCAGGTTGATGCGAAAGCTTCGGTAGATGCCGTAGGTGATCAGGGCGTCGAGCCCATTGGCGCCGATGTAGATTGTGGGCGTGGAGCGAAGGGAGGTGAGGACGGATTTGATATCGTCCACGCGCCCCGATTGGATCGCGACCTGATAGGAATCGATGTCGCTATAGGCGCGCGGTACAAACGAAATGACCCCGAACTGATCGCGGTCCTTTTTCGAATAGTCGTCGATCCCGAGGACAGCATCGCTCAGCGTCGTTCCGATATCGAACATGCGGCCAATAAGCAGCGTGCCCACCGAAACCGCCGACGTGTCGGATGTTGCCTCGATCGTCACGGTAACGACGCCATTGCGATACGATGGCAGGTCATCGAACAGCAACGACGTGCGGACGCCGATCGGGGCGAAGAACCAGTCGTACCAATTATCGATGCTGCGCCCGCCGATCGCTGTCACTTGCGTCTTGTTGTAGACCACGACGCCGCCGACCGTGACGACCACGGTCGCTTGCTTCCCGGCGACATCGAGCAGCACGAGGCTATCGATACGCCCAGGCGAAAGCACGATCTGCATCTGATCGATGACGGTGCTCAGCGACCCCTTGGCCTGATCGAACATCGCCCACCTGTTGGTGGCGCCGATATCGAGCCACCAGGCAGTATCGGTCAGCGCATGACCCGTGTTGCCGGCCTGGAGACTCTGATAGCGGCGATGCGATGCCGCGCTGCTGACGATCACATCCTTGGCGTAGTTCGTCGCCGCGTTGTAGGCCGCATAGGTCGTCGCGACCTTTCGCCACCAGTTCGGCGATGCCGCCGGCGGATTGTTGATATTGAGCGCTGCGGCGCCCGTGGTCGGCACATAGGGGCCGACCGACGAACCAAGCTCCAGCTGCGCCCCCCAGGCGTAGACACCGCTGCCCGCGACGCCCGCGTACGCGTAATCGCCGGCGGCATTGGCCGGGTGCACATAGCCGCCAACGATCGTGTTAACCGCCGCTTTCGTTGCCTTGATCCAGCAACGATACCACCCGCCGCCTACGGCAACGATGCCGCTGCTCAAATTCGAGAAGTCGGCGTTCGGCGCGTTCATCGTCGTGATCTGGCCGGCGGCCAGGTCAACGATGATAAAAACACTCCACGAAACCGTGTTCGAAATCTCGACGAAAGCGTGGGTCCGCTCGGCCGCCTTCAGATAAACCGAATAGACCACGGTGACATTCGAGGCGGCAATGTCTTGCCCCAGGATGTGAATGCCATTCGAGGCATCTTCGACGATCTTATCGGCGGTCATGGTTCCGTCAGGAGCCAAGGCCGCATCGGCAGTGCGGGTCACTCCCGCCCCATGCCATGCGGCGTTATCGAATTGCTGCGAATAGAGCAGGCGATTGCCGTCCCGCAGCCCCTGATAAACGTCGATCACCGTCCCGGTGGAGACATCGACGCGGGAGCCCAGCGCGTACGTCGTGCCGGCATTCCAGGCCGCTCCGGCGCCTTCAGGTATGTCACTGCTTACGAGTATCGCATCGGTGACGATCGTGGGGCGGATAACCTTCATGCCGCCCGTTCCGTCGCGGTAGTCACCGCGAGGCCGTCACCAGCCCCCATTCGCTCCGCACGGGCTAGGATATCGGCCGTTCTCACGTTCGCCGCGGCGACCTGCGTCAGCACATTCACAAGCTCCGCCTTGGTGGTTTGCAACTCGCTTGTAAGAGCCCCGATCGCGCCCGCCTGACCGTCATTTGCGGCTGCGCTACCCCCCGAAATCTGGCTGGCAGCCATGGCCGTCCACCAGCTCTGCGACGTGACCGGAACATTGTCGTTCGCGATAAGGGCGCGGCTGCTCGGGCTGTTTCCGGACAGCGCGTTTATCAGATTATAGGTCTCCTCAAGGCTGCCAGCCGTGCCGCCCTGGATGCGTGCCAGCTCGGTCTGGCTGGTGGCAATCTGCGCCGCCGCATCCAGCAGCGCCTTCGACAGATCCGGCAACGCTTTGGCGGCATCCTGATCGCCGGAGCGCGCCATGGCGGTCGCGCGATCGAATTGCTCGAGCAGCTGCGAATAGCTTTGCGGGCCGGCGACGCTGGCGCCCCGGATACGGTTCACCTCCTCCAGGATGCCATCGGCGATGCCCTTCCACGCATCCTTGAGCTGTTGGGCCGCCTGGGCGGCTTGCTGTGCGGCCTGCTGAGCCGCCTGCTCGGCGTCCCTCTGGGCTTGCGCAGCCTGTTCTGCGGCGGTTGCCGCCGCTTGCTGGGCCGCCTGCTCATCCTCGATCGCATAGATCCGCTGCTGCAGCGCACGGTTCGACGGATCGAGCTTGGCCAGCTCCGCCGCGCGGATGGCGTTCGTGTCGCCCTGCAGCTCAAGTAGCTTCTGTTCGAGGTCCTGATGCTCGCGCACGATCGCGGCGGCCGAGGTGGCGTCATGGGCCGAGGTAGCGATTTGCGCGAATGCCGGCGCCAGCTGGATCAACTCCGCATAGGCCTTCTGGCCGGCGTCCGTCGTCAGATCCTGCGCCTCGACCAGCGCGCGGTAGCCGGCGATACTATCCGGCATCGTCATGTTGAGCGCGGTGAATACCTTACTCAGCTGCGCCGTCTTTATCTCGGTCTGCTCGGCGTCGCTGTAGAAGGCGGAGAAATAGGCCTGCGTCGCGTTGTTCAGATCCGACACGCTGCCGAACATGCCGGCGACAGCCATCTTCGCGTCTAGGCCAAGCTTCGCCGAGCTGATTCCGAGCGTATTGAAATCGGCCGTGACGGCCTCGACCGTGCTGGCGACGCGGGTCAGTGTCTCGAAATAGCCCTCGCCGACCTTCTCGAACTTTTCCAGTCCGGGCACGGCGGACGCCGCCATGCCGTCTGCTGCCGCTCCGAAAACGGCCTCCAGTTTATCCTGGATCTGCTGGCCGGTGAGACCCTGCAGGTCGATCTTGCCGATCGAGACCACAAAGCTGTTCAGCCGCTGCTCGATCGCGTCGGTGGACTGGCCTAGCGGCCCAGCCGCAGCCATGATCGCGTCGTCGAAGCTCTTGAGGATCAGAGTGAACTGATTGTCGATCCCGCCGTCGAGCGCACCATATTGCGTCGAATAACTCGTGCCGGTGGTAATTCCGAGGAACTTCTTTTTCTTCTGGATGTCCGAATAGGTCTGACCCGCGAAACCTCCAGAAAGGATATCTTCAAGCGACTGTGGGCCGCCGAAAATACCACCCCCTACGACGGTCGTCTGAGTGCCAAACAGCGACTTGATGACGCCTCCGATCGCGCCAGCGATGCTGCCTATGATGGGGATGGCCTGGAGAGGTTCTAGCGCTCCGCTGAGAATCGAACCCGTCGTGCTGGTCTTGAAGCCGGGCTGCACGCCAGCGGAGGCGTTGAGCCCGTCCGCGCCGCCGACCCGAATAATCAGGTTGGTAAGCCCGCCGATGTCGCTCTCGATCGACTTGAGCGACGCGGCCATCTGCGCGCTGTACCCCATCGTCACGCGATCGATGTCCGAGAGCCCGTCGATCGAACGCTTGATACTGTCGCTCTTGGCAGAGCTATCGCCAAAAACTGTGCCCGTACCCTCATTCGCGGCCGGGAGATTGTTCCGGCTGCTGCCGAAGGCGCCGGCAATTTCCACGCCGAGCGACGCGACAGCCGCGATCGTCGCCGCGCCCGCCACAAGGTTCAACGGGAACGGCAGGCTCTTGATCGCGGAAACCACGGCCTCGACGGCATAGGTTGCCGTGCGCGCGACGCTGTTCGCGATCTTGGTCCCGGTTTCGATCGCGTCCTGCGCCATCGCTTTTATCGACATCGCGAGCTGCACGGTACGGAATGCCTTTTCGGCGTCGGCCGCGATCTTGGCGCCCTTGCTATGCTCGCCGAAGAAGCCCTTGGCCGCCTCGGCCAGATCGCCATAGAGCGCGATCTGGTGCGTCGCGGTTTCGAGCGCATAGCGCTGGTTTTCGCGGTCCTTCGCCGCATCCGACTGAGCGGCGCGCAAAGCCAGGACGTGCTCCGCTTCGCCCTTCGTAACCATCGCCTGATAGCCGGCGTAAATCGCCGCCACGTCGCCGATCGCCTTGCCGACATGCCCGAATGCGTTGGCCATCCCTTGAGCCGCCTGCTCGACGTTACGGGCGATCAGATCCCACTTTTCAGCCGTGAAGGTCAGCTGATCGTTGAAGTCCTTCTGAGCGGCGGCGTTGCGCAGCGCTTGGTCCGCAATCTGCACCTGCCGGGCAACATATGCGGCGGTCTGCGCCGGGTCGTAATTCTTCGCCTTGGCGTCCTGCATGGCCTTGAGCGTCGCGAGTTCGTGAACGCGCGCGGCGTCGGTTGCCCCGACCAGTTGCAGTTCGCGTTCGAGCATCGCGAGCTGATCCTTGTCGGAAGACATGTCGGCATTGAACTGGGTTGCAATCTGCGCCTTGCGCGCACGCTCTTGTGCCGCGCGCTCGTCATCGATCGCCTTGGTCGCCTTGGCGATGGCGTCGGCATAGCCCTTCTGCTGGGCAACTTGCAGCGCGGCGAGCAGCGGCAGGAGCTGGATCTGGTCGCGGATCGCGTCCGAGGCTTGCGAAACTGGGATCAGGCCTGCCGACACGGCGGCGTTCACCCGCTCCTGCACCTCGGCCTGATCGTTCAAGGCGGCGATTGCCTTCGCCGCGTCGGCGATACGCTGCGCCACGGCAAGCTCGATCTGGCGGCTGACGGCCGCCTCGACATCGGCGCGGCTCTTTATCGCGGTCGATGTCGCCTTGGTCGTCGCTTCTTCGATCAGCGCCGCCGCGCTGCTCTTCCCATAGGCATCGACCAATCGATAGGCGCCAGCAATCTGCGCCTCCATCGCCTTGGCTTCGCGTGCCAGTTGGTCCGCGTGGTTTTGGCCAGCTCGGCTGGCATTCGCGAGGGCCATAGCGCCCTTGCTGTGGGCCTGCGCCTCGGCAAGCGCGCTGGTGACCACCTGTCCGGAGAGCGCGACGCGCTCGCGCTGGACGGCCAGGGCCGCCTTGGCTTGCGGGGTGCGGGCAGCGGCGATCTTGGCGTCAAGCGCATCCAGCTCCGCCTGCTTTTGCGCGGGCGGCAAATAGGTCGAAATTGCGTGGTTATAGGCGTCCTGCGCCTGACGGGCGGCCGCCATCTGCGAGGCCGACAGTCCCGCCGCATGACCGTTGTCGGCGAGCAGCCTGTTAACCGCTGTCAGGTCGGATCGCAGCTGCCCGAGATGCTCGTCACCGGTAAATTGATCGACGACCTTGAGCCCCGCCACGGCATCGGAATGCGCACGGGCATTGCTCTGCTGCGATTGCTGCTGGCGAAGCTGCGCCTGCAGATCCGCGATCTGCTTGTCGAGCCCCGGCACCGCGCCATTGGCGTTGCTGGCGAGCAAATAGGCGCGCTGCTGCTGCAAGTCGGAAATGCGGGTCGTCAGATCGCCGCCGCCCATGGCGCGGTCGATCGCCTTACCCATCCAGTTCCACGCGCCGGCCGCCGCGTTTTCGATGCCGTGCCACGCACGGGCAAGCACATTCGCATGCTCGGCAGCGCCATCAAACCGGCCTTCCAGCGCCTTGAGCAAGATGCCCTGTGCTTCGGTTTCGCGGCCCTGCTCCATCAGATCGTGGACATGAGCGAGAGTCGCGGCGCTAAGGATGCCGTATTTCGCGGTCAGCTCATCAGCGCCCTTGGCCGGATCAGCGAATGCCTGCGCCAGCGCCTGCTTCGCCTGGTCGAGAGACTGAGACGTGCCCTTGGCGAAATCTTCGGTTACGGCGGTCAGCCCCGGCAGGATCGTCAGGCCGATCTTGCCCGTCTGGACGTAGGCCGTCTCGATATCGCGCGCCCCGGCCACGGTCAGGCGGCTGGCGGCAGCGGCCTGTTCGGCGGCCTTTTCCAGCTGCTCACCGGTCGCGTTGATCATCGCGCCGGAACCGTGGGCGATCTGGTCGAAGCGATCGATGGCGTTGGAATAGCTCATCCACGCCGCGACACCGGCGATCAGAACAGCCGATGCCGCAGCCACGCCAATGGTCACAGGATTAATCAGCGCGCGCACTTTGGCCAGGCCGCCGGCCACGCCGCCATTGTCCATCGCGAGGATATTCCCGATGTCGCCCGCCTGCATCATGAAGGCGCGCATCGGCGACATTCCCGCCAGCAGACTATCGACGTAACGATGCGTCGCGCCTTCCGCGATCATGAGTTGCGTCGAATTCAGGCCCATTTTGCCGGCATGCTGGCCCTCTACCGAGAGCAGCTGCTCATAGGCGGCGCGGATGCGAGCGGCTTGCTCGGGCATGCCAGCTTGCTCAGCCGCGAGGGCAGCCTCCTCGATTCGCATCGCGCGAATTTGAACCGCCGACTTGCCGAACATGTCGGCCTCCTTCTGGAGGCCGGAAATGACCGCATCGGCGCCGGCATAGGCCGTAGATCCAGCCTTGGCGCGCTGTTCGAAGGCCTGATAGGCAGCAGCTGCGTTGCGGAGGGCCGCAGCTTCGCGAGCCTTGTCTGCTATCGCCCTTTCGGACGCGGCGGCGCGATCCTCCGCCAAGGCCTGCTCCACCATGGACTGCTGGCGCGCGGCGGCATATTCCGCAGCCCAAAGATCCGATTCCTGCGCGCGCAAGCGCTGGGCCAACTCGCCCAGACCTGCCTGCTCGGCCGCCAGTGCGGCCGTCTCGACCTTCATTGCACGGATTTCCGAGGTAGTCTTGCCAAAGGTGGACAGCTGCCGATCGAGCCGAGACGACAGGCTTTCGCCGGCGCGTTCGATCCGGTTCAGCTCGCGGATGGCCTGCGCGCTGGTCGCGCTGGTCGCATCGCCGAATTTCTTGGCCGAAGTGACGGCACCGGACGTGTCAAACATGCCCTTGGCGGCACGTTCGACACGATCCATCTGCCCAACGGCCGCCGCCGCCATCTTCTCGACTTCGGTCCCGAACTTTTCGGCATCGGCAAGCGCGCCGGCGATGGGCATCGCGAAATCGACTTCCATGGATGCGACAGGCTGTCCCATGGTTACCTCCTTTCGATTTCGCGATGCGGTTCATTGATGTGCGCGAAGCACCGCCCGAAGGGCGTTCACTTCCGCCTTCAGTTCGATACTGCTGCGGCGCAGCGGCGCCCATGGTGCCGGCCGGTGCATTTCCTCGGCCGCCCGACTTTCCGTCAGGTAGTCGCAAGAAAGGCGCCGGAGCATCCGCATCTCCCACGGCCGCAGCTTTGTGCGGGTCGCGGTCTGCCAGGCGACGATGCTTTGCCAAGTGATTGGCCCCCGATCCATGCCAGCCGGTTCAACCGGCCCGATCTCCATCAGTCGATCGATGAAACGGGGGAGTGGATTGTAAGGAAAGTGCGGCTCGGTGCCGGCCTCTTTCATCTGCTCAAGCCGGGTGAGTGGCTTGGGCGCATCCTTGACCGCTTGGGGTGGTCGCGGTGCGGCTCCAAGCCACGCCAGCTGACGGACGTAGAGGCTTAGCTGGTCACCGAGCCGGGTGTAAAATTGCTCCAGTCGTTCAGCACGCGCGTAAGCTGCTCATAAATGTAGCCCAGCGGCTTGTGAGAGTAGAGCTTGACGAAATCCTCGCTGGTCTGCAGCGGGCGGCCATCCGGCTCGATCGAGAAATTCGCGCTCGCGCTGTGAGTCACGTCAGCGAGGAACTGCGCGCTGTCCTCGCGAATTTCGGCACCGGTCAGCGGCGCATCGCCCCGGATGCGGCGCCGCTCGATTTGGCGATCGAGGCGGGCTTGGGAGGCGTCCTCGAACTGATCACTACCCGGACCGAACAGGGTGATGATCACGGGCTGCTTATCTTCGCCAATGAGCTTTGCGCCCTTGGCAGTCTTGAGCACCACGGCGCTCGTTTCGGCAGCACCTAACGTCAGCAAGTTCAACATGGGTCATAACCTTTCGCAGGATGGTGCACCGGCCCGCTCCGCTCCTGCGAAGACGGGGCGGGCCGATGCGCGTTGACCGCGCCGCGTCATGCGGTGCGGAATTTGGTCAGCGGTTAAGCGCCGTCGAAATCGACGGGTCGCGTGCAGATCGCGACGGTCGCGGTCGCCTTGCGGATGCTGTTCGCGCCCTCGGCGCCACGCGGAGCGCCCAGGACCCGGCCCTGGAAATAGCTGCCGGAGCCATCGGGAAAGAGCACCTTGTGCGAGTAGAGCGCATTGTTGCCAGGCTCAGCTGCGGTGCGCAGGATGACCTGTCCCGCGTCGGTCGGAACGACCGCGTGCGGGATCTGGATGCTGCCATTTTTGACCGCGCCCTTGTGCGTCTCTTCATCGCCGTCGAGCGGCTGAAACGTAACGGGGTCGGCGGTCGGGCCGAAAGCGGGAATGCTCTCGACTTTCTTGACTTCACTCCAGGCGAGGGCGGCATAGCCTGCCTCGTCAAAGGTGGCGGGGGCAGCGGCACAGATGAAATACTTGGTGCCCGCCGAGGTGGACGAACCGGACATGGTTTTCTCCTGGTGGTAAGCTCGCAACACGCGAGCGGGTCTTTGCCCTCAGCGGGCAAACTGGATCAGCGCGGTGCGCGCGATCGACGCTGGCGGCGCGGCTTCGCAGCCTCCGCGCTCTCCTCCGGCGTTGCGGCGCGGACCAGCCGCACGGCTTCCCAGTCCGCGAAATGACCGTCCGACAGGTCCCGAATAACCGAACCGGCGGGGTATGAGTCGCGCGCATGCTCAAAGGTGCGCAGCGCTACCGCGTCGCGTGCCATATCAACCTCCGTTATTGATCAGGCGGCGGGCGTAAAGGTCACCATGAAGTCATGGCTGCCCTGATAAATGCCCTTCTCGCCATCGTCGAAATCCGGCCCTTCGCCGGCAGAAAGCACCGCCACGTCCGCGAAGGTGCCGACTTCAGTTACGAGCGCGCCGGTGAAGCCGGCGCAGGCCGCCTTGACGATCGGGATCAGCAGATCCTTGGTCGCATAATCCGGCGTGCGGACGGACACCTGCACGCGCTGACGGCAAGGGCCAAGCTCAGCGAGATACTGAACGTCCACGCCGCTGATCTTCATCACGACCGTAGCCGGCAACCGCGTACCAATAGGGAGCGCGCCAGCCGCAGTCTGCTCGGCCGGTACAATCGCCAAATATTCAGCGCTCCGACCGAGCAGCGCGCCGATGATCGCGACGCCGCTCATTGTTCATCCTCCGATTGTGCTGGTGCTGGCGATCCCAGCTTCCCGGCCTGCTCAGCGATATGAGCCCGCATCTCGGCCAAGCCTTGATCCAGTTTCGTATCCACCGCGGGACGGATGAACGGGTACGGCTTCGCGCCAGGATGGTGGACGGTCGGGCCGACGAAATGCCCACCGACAACGAGCGAGCCCTCGCGCACGAGCTTATTGACCCGGCGAACGGTGCGGCCCTCACGCAGCCCGTCCTCAATCGTGATGAAGTGCGGATCTGTTCCATGCTCCAGCCACGGGGCTTTGAAAGCGTTCGGCCCCTTAACCAGCACCTTACCCACGATCAAACCGGGTTCGACGCGGACGCTGATCTTGATGTCGGCCTTTACTTCGGGCGAGCGGCAATTCTCGCGCGCGCCATTTGCGATGACGGTTAGCAATTTGCGCATGCCGCCTTTTGCGAGGTTCTCCACGATGTGTGCCGGCAGCTGGTCGATCGCTTGCCGGACTGTACTTTTCAGTCTCGCCATCAGGCCGGCTCCCCCTTCGTGGAGAAGTCCTGCGCAAGGATTTCGATACCTTCGACACGACCTGTGCGACGGTTCACCAAATCGACCGGGCCGGCATATATTTCGACGATCCGCTGCGTCGGCCGCCCTTCGTCCAGCACGATTCGCATATCACGCGTGATGTCAGTCCTGTGGCGCAGCTGAATGCGCGTTGGCCGCTTTACGATATCGATCTGGCCCTCGCTGCGATCCATTCGCGCGGGCGGAACGTCCTCGACGTACGCCCAGGCGCGGTCATGCAGTTCCCATGCTTTTTTGCCAGCCCCCATGAAGCTTTTGGCGGATGCATCTTTTTCGAAGCGGACACGGAAGCGAAGCTTTCCCGCCGGTAAGAGCGGCGCCGTCACGCGAAGCTGACCCCGGCATAGTCGCGGATCAGATCTTCAACGAACGGTATGTCGGCAAGACTCGCTTCGCGGTTGGCATAAAGCTCCGCGACGATCATCTTCCCCGCGAGCGGGATATCGGCAGGGATCGCGTCCATGGTCAGCCAAACGCCCGTGTCGGCATCGGCAAGCGGAGCACCGGGTTTTCCCATCCGACGCGCGATCATTGCCGCTGCGGCCTGGATCAGGCTGGTCAGATGCGGATCGAGCGGACTCTCTTGCCCGACCTCCATACTCAGCTGCGCTTTCGCTTCGTCGAGGGTGAGAAGGTTGGCGATTTTGTCGTCTTCCATGGTCACCTCCGACGAAGTGAAAGAACGGGGCCGGCCATGACCAGCCCCGCGTTTTGGGAATTTAGGCGGCGGGCGCCGGCGTGGCTTTCTTGTCCGGCTTCACCGCCTCGGCCACCTCGGCCTCGATCAGCTTGACCTCGGTTTCCTCATCGAAACCGGCGACCTCGCCTTCGTTGTAGAGCGTGCCGACCTGCGTCGGCTTCAGGAACTTGACGGCCATTGTTCGTCTCCAGGGCGGCTAGCAGCGCCAATGCGACAAGGGCGCCCGTGGGCGCCCTTGTCAGGTTCGTCGATTTGCGGGAGCTTACGGCTTCCAGATGACGGCGGTCAGCACCGCGAACGACTTGTCGTAGCGCAGCTGCGTATCGTGCTCCTGGATCAGGCGCACCACCGTTTCATCGTTCGAGAAGGCGGCACGGATCACGCCGCCGTCGTCGTAAGCGGCCTCGGATGAGGCTGCCAACGTCACCTGATACGTGTCGCCGATCAGGAACTGCGAGAAGTCGCCGAAGTAGATTTCGGATTCGTTCCCGCCCACGCCGAGGTTGTCGGGGATCGAGGTGCTCATTCCGATCGGATAGATACCGAAGCGACCCTCGGCGACCTCCGGAAAAGCCTTGTTGCCATTGGCGTCGCGGAGATTTTCGAGGAACGTCGCGGTCGTCGGCGACATGATGTAACCGCACTGGATCATCGGCACGTTCGCGTTGATCACCGCGAGCTTGATCTTCGCCATGTCCGAAGTGACCGTCACCAGATCCGGGGCGCCGGCCGTCGCGGGGATGACATTGCCGCCATTGATCAGGCTGCGGAGGCCAGTCGGCCCGGTTGCGGACCCGACGCCGCGAATGAACTGCTGATCCTCCTTGACGGCCGCGCTCGAAACGAGGTCGTTGCGGACCAGCATATCCACGTCCATGGAAGCGCGGCGCAGCAGCTGATTGGTGATCGGCACGAGCGCCATCAGCTTCTTTGCAGTCATGTTGAGGTTGCCGACCTGCATATCGGTGGTTGGCGCCGGCACGCGCTCGCCGACGTAGCCCGCGCTGGACGTGCCGGTCTGCTTGCGCATGGTGAGGTTGCCCTCGGGCATGGGCACCGACTGCGCGCCCATGCGACGGATCACGACGCGGGGGCGCAGGAATTCCACGAAATCCTTGCTGTAGGTCGTATCGACCAGATAGCCGCCGTTCGCGCCTGTGGACTGCTGCATGTTCGCGACGATCTGGCCGGTTTCATCGCCCCACAGTTCCTGCGCGTGGGCGGCAAGGGCGCGTTGATCGCCACCGCCGACCGCCGCGATGGCAAGCGCAATGCGGCCGACGATCACGCCCTTTTCGAGCTTCGCACCCGGCTGAGCCGGAACGCGCGGCTGCTGGCTCTGCGGCAGGTCGATCGGCTTGGCGGCCGATGCCTTGAGCGCCAACATGCCTTCTTCGCGTTTGATCGAGGCCTGAAGCTTCTCCGCCTCGGCCGAATATTTGTCGAATTGCACCTGCTCTTCGGCAGTCAGTTCGCGATTGTCGTCGTCGGCAGCCACCTGGAGAATACCGTCCATCGATCCGACGACGGCCGCCAGGCTCTGCTTAAGCGCAGTGATGCGCATAGCTTCATTCCTTTCGTGTTAGAGGCTAGCTTTGAGTGCTGCCAGTTTGTTCGTCGCGGCCGTCCGCCGTGACGGGGCCGGAGAGGCAGGCCGCGCGAGCCGGCGAATCGCACCCTCAAGCCCGGTGGGCTCGATGCGGTCGATCATGCCGGCCTCTTTGGCCTGCTTTCCGGTTTTCGTGCCGCCCGCGCCGAATTCGTTGCGGACCGTCGCTTCGGTCACGCCACGGCCACGGGCCACATTCGAAATGAAGACGCTTTCGATGCCGTCGAGCATCTGGCGGATTTGCGCCTGACCTTCCTCCGTCGAGAGGTCCGGCCGCTTGTTCGGCGCGTTCGAGCTGACGATATCGACCGCGCGCCGGCCATTCTGATCAGGCCCCTCCTGATAGGAGGCGGTCATCAAAACGCCGATCGAGCCAACGACACCCGTGGGATCGGTGCTGATCCCGCCGGCGGCTTGGCTGGCAAGCCAGTAGCCCAAAGAGCAGCACATGCCGGTAACATGGACCGCGATCGGCTTCTCCGAAGAAGCGATAAGCTGACCCATGTCATTGGCTCCGGAAACGGCGCCCCCCGGCGTGTCCATGACCATCAGGATGTTGCGGATCTCCGGGTTCGCCTGCAGCGCGCGCAGATCCGCCGCGACCTGATCGAGCGCGGTTGCACCCGATAGCGTCATGAGG